GACATTTCTATCACTATCGGGTCCGTAACCACAGTATTCGATAGAGACGGCGTGGCCATTGGGGCCCAGAGCGAACCGCCTAAGGGTCAGTAATGCTGGTCTTCTTGTATGAGTAAACGGCGCTTGATGACGCATCGCCTCCGCCGGATCCGCCGTCGGTGCCATATTCATCGATTAGGACTTTCTCTATCTCTCTGGCCACCGACGCAGACGAGGCGTACCTGTAAACGAACCAATGGCCCTTTTTCGGCACATTGTGGTCGCCAAACAGGCGCGAGTCCACATCAGACGTGATGCCCGTATACCATGTGCCAAAGGGGCCACCCTCTTTTTTGATATGAGCGACGATCTCGTTAATGATGGTTTGCTTGGTTTTTGCCATGATCTAACCCTCCTGCAGGCTTGATTGTGGCTACAATGCCCCAACAAGCGTGTACCACTGCTTAACATGGAAAGCAATAGAAACCAAAACCATAGAACATTCAGGTTCTTACGATCACAATCGTATGGGTTCCCCCACATTATCGGCTTTCTTCTGAAGGCGGCCGGCAGCTCACAAGCCCTGATAGCAAATGAGCTGTCCGTAACCCGTCCGTTTATCGCCCAGGTGATTGCCGGAACACGGGACTCGAAGAAGGTAAAGAGATCCATCGCGGAAGTCCTTGGCTTTAATCCCTGGTCCTGATTTGTGCTGAATCTCAATCTCATGGGGCAATGGTACCAACGAAAATGCAGCCTGTCAGCACCAATTACCAGCACAAAATTCGCTTTCGATTTTCGAAAGACAAATCCACAAGCGGATATCCAACACCAAATTCCAGAGCGAAATTCCAACACCAAATTCCAACACCAATTTTGCGTCGATTTTTTGTGTCAAGGAGAATGTAAATGGCTGATACTTATGGAGAAGTGTTTTCAGAAATGGTGGATGAGCAGGCTAAGTATGACGATCGAGCTACGGTTTTCAGGAAGCTCGACATCTCCCGGAACCAATTCTACAACGTCACAAATCCCAATCGTCAGACCTCTGCCGGCAACTCCTATCCGTTCCCCACCGAATGGGGGGTGAGGGCCACAAGAGAGTTCAAGGACTACTCTTGGATCAAGATGGTCAATAAGGATTGCGATTGCTTGTGCATCACTCCTGAGGAAATCGAAGCCCTCAAAAGCGGCAAAGATCATGAAGAAACCCTGGCCTTACTGCAGGCGATCGTCAGCAAGGTTAACAAAGCCTAGTGAGGGATCCGACAATGCCATTGACCAGCCTACCAACACTGCAGGATTGCATCCGGGCCTACAACCGAGGGAACGCAACGCCGGTTCAGCGTTTGATCTACCACTTCGAGCCTCGGGATGAGGAGAACGCTCCTGATGAGATCGACATGTTCCGGATGCTGCTCTACCGGATTGTGAAGGGGGAGAAGTAGAGTGCCAAAGGCGCCATCTTTTCAGTTTTACCCGGCAGACTGGCTAAAGGACCACAAGCTGAAAAGGTGTTCCTTCAAAGCCAAGGGGGTGTGGATCGATATCCTGTCAAACGCCTTTGAATGTCCCGAAAAAGGACTTCTAAGAGACGAAAACGGGCCGTATTCTCGACAAGAAATACTGGCAATGCTGACGGGAAGACAACGCGAAAAACGCGAGGGATTTAACGAGTTGGTGGAGAAGGGCGTCATAAAGCAGCTTGATGATAAAACGTATTATTCCAAGAGGATGTACGAGCAATGGCGTCTATCAGAGATCCGCTCGAAGGCTGGATCTAAGGGGGGTAACCCCTCTCTTTTGCTTAAGCAAAATCCGAACAAAACAGACAAGCAAATCCTAACCCCTTCATCTTCTTCTTCATCTTCTAGTAATAGCTTATCTAAAGATAAGCAACCTCCGGTTGCCGCTTCCGACCATTTCGAGACCAAGGTTGGCACTCATTTCGAGAACATCAAATCCCTCTGTGATTCTATCGAGTTGAAACCCAACAAGAACGGCCGTCCCTTCAATCCCTTCGAGTGGGTCCAGCAAAAAGCAAACCAGCGCGGGCACCCGGAAGCGATCGAGAAATGCCTGACCCGGATCGATAAGGAGTGGGACCTGATCAACTCCCCCTGGGGATACATCGAAAAAGTCTACACTGCCGAGAATCAGAACGCCAACGAGCGTGAGGCGATCGCAATCCACGAGAAGATGAAACAGCTGGAGCCTGAAGCCCTAAAGAAGCTCACTGCCGGCATCATGGAGTCGATATGAGGGCGAAACAGCAAACCGAAGCAGAGATAACCAGGGCAATCCGAGGATCCCTCAAGACCCTCGGCATCTTCCACTGGAAGCAATGGCAAGGTCCAATGAGCCAACCCAAAGGCATATCTGACATTATCGGGATTTTCAAAGGCAAGCCGTTGGCCATCGAAATTAAGACGGCCAGGGGAAAACTGAGCGAATACCAGCAAGCTTTTGCTGAAACCTGGAAGAGGGAAGGTGGCATCTTCATCGAGGCTCGTGGCGTCGATGACGTGATCGACGGTCTGGGAATAAGAAGCAGGTTTCTATTCTAACTCAAGCAGAGGAGAGCAAAATGCACAAGGTCAATTTGGCACAGGTCAAGAAGGGACCGGGAAAGGGACGGTGGTATTGGAACATCTCATACAACCGGAATGTCTTGGTACGGTCGGAGGCAAACTACGCCACCAGGGCGGAAGCTGTCAGATCGGCTGAGGGTATCCGGAACGCATTCGTGAAGGGCCGCATTGCATTCAACTACTACCAGAATTGAGTGGAACCCATGCGCCGGGAACACCGGGGGCTGGTATACCCCCCGGGCAAGCGTAGAGGGGCTATGTGTTCCCGGCGCGACTACGGCACCTATTCGAAGCAATAGAGGATCTATGAAGCGTTTCCCAGGGGAATCAACGCTGGAATACAGACAGCGCCGTCGGCAAGACAAGATAGACGCCAAGCTCAGCCTACTGGGCAAGGTTTTCTTTTTCGGCGGCACCTACAGAAAGAAACCGGCGCCCAGGAGAACAGATCGACCGAGGCCGATATCCGCCGCTGTGGGGAAACGCTACAAAGGGGAATCCCTGGAGGAATTCAAAGCTCGGCGCATGGCTGCCAATGCCCGGCGCCGGCAGAGAGAAAAGAACAGGGGTTTGGGGGCGGGATGAGACGATATGAGTTTGTATTTCAGGTTCGGGGCAAGGTGCGCCGGATTGTCTTCGAGTCGGAAAACATGAGAACAGCAATGGATGAGTTCTGTGAGAACTATCCAAAGGTGAAAATAATCACGAAGATAACTGACCTGGGGGCAGCATGAAAAAAGTAATCAGAAGGCGACTGCCAAGATGGATACTGACACTATTGATGCTCTACGGCGTCTTTACCGAGACCGGTATTGTCACGGCGATTGCCATTGGTCTCATTTATGCGTGGATCGAGGCAACTGATTTCATCCCCGACGTGCGGGAAAGCTTCATCGACAGATTCATAGGATGAAATACGACATCACCCACACCCACTTCCGGGATATCTACGGACGGCTTCTATGGGTGGATCCGATCGAGCATGAATACCGGCTATACAGGATCGGAGAAACCTTCGATCTTGACGGCATCAAATACGAGGTCAAGAGGATGGCCGTTGTCGACAACACACAGCATGTCAACGTTGCGGTCATCGAAGAGGATGTCAATATCGTAGAACCCCATCTTTGAGAGGCAACCATGACAAGACGCAGACTGATTATCCTCCTGCTGCTGTATATGCTTCTTTTGCTGATAGCACCATTGCCGGACAACCTTGGTTTCATCCGGCCGGATCCGTTAGCGGACCTCGTCGTAAACTACTGAAACAGGAGGGACCATGAAGACAGTTACATTGTTCATCGCATTGTTGGCAGTATTGGCCGCGGCGCCGGCCGCAGCTCAAGAGGTCGAAGATAAGCCGGTAGACCGGCTGGTATACCTGCAGTTGAAACAGCAATCGATGCAGCAGGCATATCTGTATCACCAGGCGATGATGGAGTTATCCCGGATAAGCGCCGAAGAGCTGGCCGGCGAGATCAGGCGGCTCGGCATACAGAGGGCAGCAAAAAAGGCGGAGGAATCAAAAGACGAGATAACCAATGCCATGGAGCAGCTGGAGGAGAAAAAGGATGGAAGGACCGATAATTAAGATTCAGCTTGAAGCACTACGCGAAAAGGTTGCGGCGGCGATGGTGGCGCGTTCGGAAGAATTCGACTCCATGATTGCCGCGGCCCTGGAGAAAGAGCTGACCGCTGAAAGCCTGCATTTCCGTGTAGAAGAAGAGGTCCGGAAAGCCGTCGATGAAGCAATCAAGTCCCTGAGCGAACACCACACGATCAGGTCTATAGTGACAGACATCGTGGCGGCATGCCTTAGAGACCACGAGAACAGGATGGCCAGGATAGGCATAGGAGAGCCGATTGGCGAGGGACCCGAAGAGAAGGCAAGCCCATATGTCGTGACGTTCAGCAACGCTGCCGGCGATGTGGTTGGGCGGTTGGATTACGGCAACCGGGAAATGAAATTCGAGGGCAATGCCGAGGAGTCAGCCCGGCTGCTTTTTGATTACTTGTCAGAGTTGGCCGAACAGGAAAGGAGGGAGAGCGATGCTGGACCGGGATAAATTGAGGGCGATGGTTCGAGGGGCGTATGACATCCAAAAGCTGCGTATCCAGATGGGGAACAGGATCGTCGTCAATTTCAAATCCAAACTGGGTATCGACATCAAAGAGAAAGAAGAAGCTGCCGACAAAGATAAGAAGAAGGTCATCAATGCTTTGCGTGTGGAGTACCGCAGGATCACAGACGGCGTAGCTTCTTTCCCTACCCCCAGGCGCTTTAAGGGAACTGAGATCATATCAGAGTATTCTGAGCTGGTTCTTTTGCGTCAATACATTTCCTTAGAGGAATCGGAGGCAAATCACTTTAGGGATATTGGCCATGTCTTAAAGTCCTTTCCGATCTATGCCGAAGTCCTTGAAAAAACCAAGGGCGTTGGCCCTGCTATGGCTGGCGTAATAATATCAGAGCTTGACCCCGCCAGGGCCGAATATCCGTCGAGTTTTTGGAAGTTTGCCGGCCTGGATGTTGCCGAGGACGGGAGAGGGCGCAGCCGCCGCAAGGAACACCTTGTCAAAGTAGAGTACATCAACAAGGACGGCGAAGAGGCAGAAAAGGATTCCATTACCTTTAATCCGTTTCTGAAAACAAAACTGGTCGGTGTTTTGGGACCTTCTTTCTTGAGAGCAAAGAGCCCGTATTCTGATGTCTACTATCGATACCGGCACCGGATAGACAACCACCCAAGTCACGAAGAGAAGACGCCAGGTCACCGGCACAACATGGCTACCAGGTACATGATAAAGCGCTTCCTGGTGGACCTTCACTGTAAATGGAGAGAACTTGAGGGCCTTCCGGTATCTGAGGAATACTCGGAGGCGAAGCTCGGCATGAAACACAATAGGGCAGGATAGGAAAACGAGCCGTTCTATCCAAGAAAACCATGGTGCAATAGCGAGCCGCTCTATCCAAGAAAACCATGTTGGAATAGCGAGTCAGCAATGGGGAGCAAACCATCTGGCACAAGCGAGCCAATGATCCAGAGAAAACCAACCATGATGAGCGAGCCATCGCCACAATAGGAACCCAGAATTACTGAGCGAGCCAATGGACCAAAGAAGACCATTCAAGACGAGCGAGCCATGTAGAGGGAGTAGCCCATAAGCAAACAGCGAGCCAACGACGCCGAGCAAACCATGTGAAACAGGCGAGCCGTCAACCGGTAGCAAACCAAATGAAGAGAGCGAGCCAATTTCACCGAGAAGCCCAATCGATACGAGCGAGTCATGGCCACAGAAGTGTAGGAACCCAGAAGTGTTAGGCGAGCCCAATCTATGACCCCTGTAGAGTCCGCCATAGAAGGATGGGACCAGATAGCACAGATGTTCAACGTGTCGGTGAGGTCGGCTCAGCGCCGCAAGGAAGAGCTCGAACAAGCCGGCGCGATTTTCTACCGCTGGAAGAGCAGCAAGGGGAGGAAGGTACGCATTGTGTGTGCGTTCCCTTCCTCCCTTCGTACCTGGATGGCCGAAAAGGCGAAAAGAGGCGAAAGCTTCTAAAAAGATGAAGTTGTCGTTCCCCATGTGTCGTTCCCTATATGTCACTCCCTATTGTCACTCCCTATGTGTCGTTTTGACACCCTCCCCAATGTAGATCATCCTACTACTCATCGTGTAGTACCTCCTCAGTTGGTCCTGCCTGTGTATCAGGGGCCCAGGCAGGATCCAGCCAACAGCAAAAAGCTCATCTTGGGGTAGACATGGCAAAGCCAGAAGAGCCCAAGAAACGCAAAGCAATAGACTGGGAAGCGATCGAGCGCGAATACCGTGCCGGCCAGCTATCTATCCGCGAAATTGCCCGCCAGCACCATATAACCGACGGTGCCATCAGGAAACGCGCCAAGCGTGATGGCTGGAAGCGGAACCTGGCGAAGAAGGTGCGCGAGGCAGTACGCGAAAGGATGGTACGCAGGGAGGTACGCACCCAGGACGCAAGCGATGAAGAGATAATCAACCACGTTGCAGAGAGAGCAGCCGATGTGTTAGTGCTGCATCGAGAAGACATCGCATCTCTCCGCGAGCTAGAAACCGCCCTCATCGAAGAGCTGAAAGACAATCCCACCAAACTATATCTTGCCCAGTACAAGGGCAAAATCATCAAGAAGACAGTCGGCTTGACAGCATCCGAACGCGCAATGGCCGCCAACAATCTTGCCAACGTCCAGCATAAACGGATCCAGCTGGAGCGGCAGGCGTATAGCATCGATGGCAATCCGGAAGAAGAAGACATGGATGAGATCCCGATCACCTATGTTCCTGCGCCCGAGAGGAAGGATGACGAATGACGCCGGCAGCCCTGCCCGAAAAGCTCTCATTCCTCATAGGCAAGAAGGCCCGGTACAAGAGCATACGTGGCGGCAGGGGGTCTTCAAAATCGTGGAGTGTAGCTAGGGCCCTCCTTCTACTTGCGGTCAGCCGAAAACTCCGCATTCTCTGTGCCAGGGAAGTTCAGAACTCCATTAAGGAGTCGGTGCATCAGCTACTCTCAGACCAGATCCAGCATTTGGGCCTGGGCGCGAAATACCGCGTACTGGACCAGGAGATTAGAGGTAAGAACGGGAGCAAGTTTGTCTTCAGTGGGTTGGCCGACCAGACCGTCGAGTCCATCAAGTCGTTCGAGGGCGTTGATATCGCATGGATTGAAGAAGGGCAGGTCATATCTGATAGGTCCTGGAAGATCCTGATCCCCACAATTCGGAAAGAAGACAAAGAGAAAGAGACCGAATCTGAAATATGGGTAACCTGGAACCCGAGGCTTGACACGGATCCGACGTTTGTCCGGTTTGTGACACAACCGTTCCCGGGCACGATATCGGTCGAGATGAACTGGCGGGACAACCCATGGTTTCCGGAGGTTCTCAACAAAGAGCGGCTGCATGCAAAGGCGACCCTTCCCAAGACAGAGTATGACAACATTTGGGAGGGCAAGTGTCTCCCCGCAGTTGAAGGCGCCATCTTCCATGAAGAAATGGAACAGATGAGGCGGGAGAAGAGAATCCGGAACGTGCCGTATGATCCCATGCTCAAGGCGCATGTGGTCTGGGATCTTGGGTTTAACGACGCAATGGCGATCGGCGTTGTGCAAAAGGTGGCATCCGAGGTCCGGATCATCAGGTACATCGAAGACTCTCACAGGACGCTGGCGGACTATTCCGTGGAGCTGAAAGAGCTAAGGTATAATTGGGGAAAGCTGTGGCTGCCGTTCTCCGACGGCTTCTCGAAAGACCACAAAACAGGGAAGGGATCCGATCAGATACTAAGGTCCCTGGGATGGAACGTAGCCAAAAAGGAGGAAGTGGCCAACACCGGCATTGAGACCGGCATCAAGTTGACCAGGATGGTCTTCCCCCGAATCTACGTTGATGAAACGAATTGCGCTCGTCTTATCGAGTGCTGGAAGCAATACCGCCGGCACATCAACAAGCAGACAATGGAGGCCGGCGCACCACTACACGACGAGTACAGCCATGGCGGCGACTTCACCCGCTATGTCGCAATAAACGTTGATAGCATGCGTAACGATATAGATCCGAGACCCATCCCAATGGGCCGGGTTGCCAGCTATCAACCGCTTGATGCAGAGGTAGGCTATTAATGGCGTTCTTCCGCAGAAAGAAAAAGCCTGAAGATCCGGACATGCCGGAATCGATGGTCAGAGACCTTCGAGAAAAGGCCTACTATGAGGATGACAGCGACGCTGAAAGGGATCTATACGCCGGTGGCGACGATGGGGCCGATAATGACCGCATGGCGGCCATAGAACGCCTTGCAGCGTCTTTGGTCCGCAAACGGGAGATAGCAGTTACCGCCAGGGCATCCTGCGGCATAGAGGCGATATGGCGCGAGGACGAATTGGCATTCGAGGGAATGGACGAAGCGGCCCTTAGAACCCGGATGATCGATTACGCGGCGGAGAACGCACCTGCGCGGATGTCCCGGAAAGAGCCTAAGCGGTCTAAGGTGGTCATTAACATAGTAAGGCCGAAGTGCGAGACGGCCGAAGGGCGATTTGCAGACATCCAGCTCCCGACAGATGACCGGAATTGGGGGCTGAAGGTAACCCCGGTACCGGAGCTCGTTAAGGGGCTTAGCGACAGCAGGCCGGTCCGCCTGCGATCGAACGGACAGCCTTTAGAGACAGACGGCAAACCGGTGACAGTTGGCGATGTAGCCCGCTCCGATGTCGAGACGGCCAAAGAGAAGATGGCCGCGATGGAGGAGGAAATAGACGATCAGCTGACCGAGTGCTCGTATAAGGCCGAATGCCGGAAGGCGATTCGGAATGCCGTTCGTCTCGGGACCGGGATTATGAAAGGCCCTGTCGTGTCAAAGGACGTTAAGCGAGCGTGGCGGCGCATCCAGGACGGCGAGGAAGTCGCGCATGTCCTCTCTGTTGTCGAGGAGCACAAGCCCACAAGCAAGAGCGTCGATCCCTGGGACGTGTATCCGGATCCGGAATGCGGAGAGGACTTCAGAAAGGCCGGGTATATATGGGAGCGTGAAACCATATCTCCCAGGGGATTAAGAGAGCTAATCGGAATTGAGGGTTATCTCGATGACCAAATCCGAGAGGCTCTCAACGAAGAGCCGGCCATCCTCCAAGTCGCCCAGGGAAAAGAAACCCCCCTTCTCGTCAAATACAACAGGGTGGCGAGGGGCAGCTCATACGAGAAATGGGAGTACAACGGGGACCTGGACAAAGAAGACCTCGAGGCGATCGGCATCGACTGCAGCGAGATCCAAGACGCGACAATTACCGCCTGCGTCGTGATGGTCAACGATAGACCCATAAAGGTGATGCTTAACGACCTGGACACCGGCGATCTTCCGTATGATTTCTTCCAGTGGACACTGCGGTCCGGAATTGTCTGGGGCATGGGAGTGACGCGAGAGTTGATCTGGCAGGCGCGGGTAATTATAGCCGCATGGCGAGCCATGATGGACAATGCCGGCGACAGCGCCGGCGCCAACATCGTCATTGGTGACGGCATAGAGCCCATGGACGGCAACTGGGAGATTACCGGCAAGAAGCTATGGAAGGCATTGCCTGATACAAACACCAAGGACGTCTTAAAGGCCTTTGCTCAATTCCAAATCGAGAACAACCAGGAGGACCTGCAAAACATCATCGAGCTGGTATTAAGGTTTGCGGACATGGAATCCGGCATTCCGATGTTCTTCCACGGCGAGCAGAAGACCATGCCGGAAACCCTGGGGGCAACCAATATCCTGGTCGATTCGCACAACGTCGCCCTAAGGGCAAGAGTCAAGCTGTGGGATGACTATGTCACGCGCCCGCATATTACCCGGTATTACGACTGGAATATGCAATACAACGAGAAAGACGAGATCAAGGGCGATTACAGCGTAGACCCCCGAGGGACGTCCATACTGTTAGAGAGGGATTTGCAGCAGCAGGACATGAAAGAGATCCTGGGCCTGCGAGAGGATCCGGAGATCGCGGACATAATCGACTGGGAAAAGGTGGCAAAGGTCCTCTTGGCCGCCCGGAACCTTGATGTCATTCTCCCGAAAGAGAAGATCGAGGAAAACCGCAAGAGACGAGCCGAGCAACCGGCGCCTGTCGATCCGAAAGTCGAAGGCAGCCTGAAAGTCGCCCAGATGAGAGCCGAGGGCGATTACGCAAAAGCTCAGCTGAACCAAGAGTCCGATATGGCAGAGCTGGAGTTCAAGGCGGAACAAGCCGAAATCGACCGGCAGCATGAAGAGAGAATGAAGCAGATCGAACGCGAATTGAAGATGATGGAGCTTGCCATCACTCAAAAGGTCTCCCTCGATAAGATCAAGGCGGATCTGGCCAGAGATTCTCAAAAGCTAAATGTCCAGGTTGGTCTGGCAAAGGATAAGAATACGAAGCCGGCAGAGGAAGTCATCCCTGCGCCAACAGAGCCCGCGGGAAGGGCGGCGGAAGGAATGGCGTTTCAGCAATAATGGCAATGATGAAATATAACACGGCCCCAAGCCGGAACAAGCATGTGAACTCGGGGCCGCCAAGAAAGGCCGGAAAGACCGGCAAAAAGGGAACCAGGAGCCCTAAAAAATGAGATTTGAATCAGGGAAGTTCTATTCACACGACGGCGGCAGGCAAATTGCTGTGCATGGTCCGATTGAAACCTACAAGTGGGGGCCGTGCTTTGTCATCGAGGAGGCCGACAAAACCGGTCACGCCATTAGCGTCTCTGAGGTAGACCAGGTGGCATCTGAGAATGATTGGGTCGAGATCGGCAAAGAAGAGTGGATGGAGAACTTCAAAGACTCGGCATGCGACGAATGCGGGAAGGTGTTTCAGGATGGCCAGAAGTTTGTCACGATCGACAAGCAAATGCTCCATGTTGAATGCTTTGCCGATCGGGTAAAGGAGAGGGAGGGCGGTGAGGAAATTATCGAGCCTGCTCAAGGGGCTCCTCAAGCCGAAGCCTAAGCCCTTTCACGCCCGTTTGCCCGGGCAATCTGACGAAGGGACGGTTGGCGAGCTGGACCCATCCTCGTCTACGTGGCGATTCGTGTCTGGGTGGGGCAGGGACCAGCTTAGGGCAACCAGGAAGCTCAACGACGATACGAGCCTAAATGCAGAGCAGACAGCAGCATTGCGAGGAGAAATCAGAGCATACAAGAAGTTGCTCATGCTGTCGGACCCCGGAAAGGGGATGCCGGAAATCGAGGGACCCGACGACCCAACGTTTGCAGGATACTAGGCTTTAGGAGATTCGCACGAAAAAAAACCTTCGAATATCTTTGACAGGGGAGAGAAGATGAAACTTTTGCTTCTGGTTGGAATTTTGCTTGTGGCGTTTTCGGTGACACCTTCGGCCAAGGGGGAGACAACCTATACAAAAGTGACCGAGGACAATACGGTCGAAACGGCAGGGGAAGTGATTGTGCAGGCGTCGGAAGATATCACGGCCACGAAGACATACACACTTGACGAGATAGATGCCCAAATCGCATCGCTGCAGGCCGACAAAGCCGCGATCGACGTTGAAATTGCCATATGGCAGGCGATCCGGACAGACGTGGCAGCCGAAGCAGCGAAGGCTGTTTTGGCGAAGTAGAGAGGACGATCAGGAATAGAGCTGATCTGTAAATAAAACCAGGGCTTGCCGTAGGCCTGGCCGGGCCGAAGGCAACGCGAGAAAGAACAAGGGCGGCAGTGGGGTGCCTCACCATCTCATTGCCGCCCTTTTCTTTGCCCTGGGGATTTCGACGAGCCGGGAAACCGCCTCAAGCTATCCGCCGCCAAGCGCCGGGTAAGGAGAATGCAGATGGGAGATCCACTGTCGCCTGAAGAAGCCAAAGCGTACCGCGAAGAACTCGAAAAGGATTTCGACAATGACGATTTCGGGGCAGTCGACGAGGCTCCGACTGAAGAGCCGGATCCGGACCTTGGAGGCGGAGACCCGGGTGAAGGGGAAGGCTCGGGCGAAGGCGAAGGCTCGGGGGATCCCAACGAGGATCCCTGGGAGGGAGTCAATCCCGCCCTAAAGGCCGAATTCGATCGCATGTCGGAAAAGGCCGGAAAAGTCGACGAGTTTGCTACGCGCTTGCATCAGGCGGAATCGAGAATTGGCGCTGTAACCAACCAGCTTCACGAAGCCGAGAAAGCGGCAGAGGAAGCGAACAAGAAGCCCACGGAAGAACAGATAGCAGCGGCGGCGGCTTCCAATGAGAGGTGGGAAGAGCTAAAGGCCGATTTCCCCGAATGGGGGGAGGCTATTGAAGGGCAGCTTGCAGTGCTGCGCGAAGAAGTCGCCGGAAGGCCAGCCGGGATCACCAAAGAGGACTTAGACGCCGCCATAGAGGGAGCCAACGCGGACGTCGACGCCAAGATCCAACTGGGAATCCTAAAGTATGCCTACCCGAAATGGCAAGAAATCAAAGACTCAGACGATTTCAAGACCTGGGTGAAGGCACAGCCGGAAGACATTCTCGCAAAAACAAGAAGCCCATCTGCATACGACGCCATCGATGTTCTCGACGCCTACACGGAGCAACGAGGAACCAAGAAAACGGCAGGCGAGATCAACCGAGGCAGGAAGGAGAGGCTAAAGCTGTCGGTCAGGCCAGGCGGCAAGAAAACCAAGCCGCCCAAGTCCGAAGAGGACATGACCGACGAGGAATACAGAGCAAAAGTCGGCGCCGAGGTATTCGCCGAAGACTAAATAGAGGTAACAGCCATGATACAGAAATATGGAACAGTAGCATCCCGGAACTTGATCCGGGCCGAAATGAAGATGCTGAAGCATGCTCAACCGATCCAGGTGCTTACCAAATTCGGGGATCAGAAAGAGCAACCGCTAAACAAGACAGACACCATCGTTTTCCGGCGCTTGCAGCCGTTTAACGCAACATCCGCCGAAGTGCCGAACATCACCGCTACCAACTTCCTTACGTCCGAGGGAGTGACGCCTACGGCAAACACCATCAGCTACACCGACGTTACAACAACGCTGAACCAGTATGCCGTGCTGTTTAAGTTTTCGTCCAAGGTGGACCTGACCTACGAGGACGATATCCCCAACGACATGGCGAAGCTGACCGGCGAAACTCTTGCCGAAGTGGGAGAGCTGGTTGTTTACGGCCAGGTGAAAGCCGGAACCGGCGTTATCTATGCCAACGGCACTACCAGGGCGGGGCTAAACACACCGATCAGCCTATTGGATCTTAGGCTTGGTGCGCGGACCATGGAGAGCAACCGAGCCAAGCCGGTTACGACCTCCATAAAGCCGGGGCCTGATTTCGGTACAAGCTCCGTAGAGCCTGGCTACATCGTGTTCATCCATACGGATATGGTGGCAGACGTCCGCGACCTTCCCGGGTTCACCAAGCGGGTCGACTACGGCAGCGCCATCAAGCCGGTTCATTCGAGGGAAATGGGGGCCTGTGAGGAGTTCCGTTTCGTCACGTCACCCCTGTTTGCTCCCTGGCTGGCAGCCGGCGCTGTTGTCGGGACCTCCGGCATGGTTGCAGCCGATTCGACCAACTGTGATGTTTATCCCGCCATTGTGATGGCAGAGAGCGCCTGGGGAGCTGTGTCCCTGAAAGGACATGGACACACCGCGGTGTCTCCGACCATCCTTCCGGCCAGCGAAAAGAACCACGCCAATCCTTCCGGCATGTTTGGGTATGTAGGTGCGGATTTCTGGATGTCATACGTTCGTCTCAATGAGAACTGGATGACCAGGATCGAGGCCTGCGTAACAGATATATCCGGATAAAGCATTTCAAAGACCCGGTGAGTAGACCCCGGGCAGGAGGCATATAATGGGGGACGCAAAACTGAATAACTGGCTGTACCACGTCCCGAGCAATAGGGCTCGTCGCGGGCTTCGAGGCGTCTTCTCGAACTTCCTCAACGACGACGCCGGGATGACCTTCAAGGACATCGTCTTTGGGGCCGGTACAACGCCAATCACCATATCGAGCGCTTTTACAACCGCTATCGAGGTTTCAGGCGACGGCACGACCGTACTGAGCGTAACCTCTGGGTTCAGCGGTACAAACGCAATCAGCCTTGCCGGGACAGCGTCTACGGCAGGCATTAACATTTCCGGCGATCATACGACCGCCATCACGATCGGCGCACAAACCACCGCGGGCATTGCCATTACCGGTGCGACGGGAACCGGAATCTCCATTACCGGTGCTTGCTCCACCGCGGCCCTGCAGCTTGGCGTATCTGGTACGCCGGCCGGCGACTTTGTTTGGTACGGCACAACCGCCGCATACCTTGTTCGCTTTGACGCGGACGGCGACACCAACGGATCTGTCCTGATAGGAGCCGACACCAAGGGGCTGATGTTTAACCTCTACGGTGACGTAACGGGCTGTGGTGTGTTTTGGGATCCAAGCACCGACACGAACGGAACGCTGACTATTGGTGGCACCGGCGGCAGTAAGGGCGTCGACGTCCTGATGTACGGAAACAGCAATGGTTGTTACGTGCAATGGGATCAGAGCGCGGACGATTTGATTATAGCAGGAACCGCTGCCCGCGTTCTGCACGGGGCGGACGGTGCCGGAAACGATGTCATTTTCTACGGCGCAGTAGCTTCGTATGCCGTCACATGGGACGCAGACGGCGATACGAACGGGTCCCTTTCCATCGGCGCTGATACCAAGGGCGTCCTATTCAGCCTGTATGGCGACGTCACCGGGTGCGGGGTCTTTTGGGACCCCTCAACTGATACCAATGGCACGTTGACCATAGGCGGATCGGGCGGCTCAAAAGGCGTTGATGTTATCTTCTACGGCGCCACAAACGGCGCCTACATGCAGTGGGACCAAAGCACCGACGACCTGATCCTCTTTGGTGCAGCTCAGCTCTTGGTTTCTTCCGGAGCATTGAGTGTTGGTGCAGACGGGGCAGCGGGTACGATAACATTGTATCCGGCAACACCGGCCAAGGGAACCACTACACTCACCATGACCGACAACAGCGGCGCGACAGTTACCAACATCAATGTCGCCGCTCAAGCCGGCGCACGGACCTATACCATCCCGGATACGGGCGATACGGCCTCTTCGTTCCTTATGACCGACAGCACTATACTGTGGTGGTCCATTGCCATCGGGGTCGTGGGAGAGGATACGGACGGCATCGCAACCAATTCGGGCGGTATTGCAGGCGGCGTGGCAGAGATTACCACCAACTCCTATAGCGATAGCGCCGGCAACGTCTTCTGTAAGGTCTATGACGCCGGCGATACCACTTGGGCAGACCTTAACAATGCATCGTCGTTGACCGGATGGTCAAACAACTATCAGTTGCTTCCGGACGCTGCAAGCGAGGCCATTGGCGATGCGTTTGCGATCGGCCAGGCAACTGCTGCCGGGAAGTTCTGTGAGGTTGCGTTTGACGACCTTGCAACCGGCAACGGGGCACTGGCGACCTGGGGCGCTGACGGTGGTAAATGGCAGTATTCCACTGGTCTCGGCACATGGTCTGACCTGACCGTGTTCGACAATACCGACGCGACAGCGCAGGACGGCAAGCGACCGCTACAGCAAGCTGGCTGCATTTCGTTTGCCCCACCTTCAGACTGGGCGCCTTGCGCCTATGACGGCGATACTGGATACTGGATTCAGTGGGTTGTGACCGCCGCCCAATTGACTCAGACTCCGATCATCGATGACACCAACAAAGACGAGCCGTTCATCGTTGTGCCGAATGCCGACGCGTTCGACCCGCCTTTCAAGTGCTCCATCACCCGATGCCGGGTAACGAACATGAACGCTACGGTTCACAATCAGGCGATCAAGTTTGTGATCGGAAACTTCACAGACGGAACGTTCAGTCAGGAGATGACCTGGACGGCTTCACAGAAATACGACACCTTCACTCTGTCTTCGGCCCTTGCCGCCGATCCGGGAGACCTGATCGGTATTTGTGTGACCGACGACGGAGGGGCAGGAACCAATCCGGCGATGATTCTCGAACTCGAATTGTCGCTTGAAGATTAACCAAATATCGCGGGATAGGGCGCATGCCCCGAAAGGTCGTTTCCTGGGCGGCTTTCCCGCGATTAACCCAGGAAACCATAAACCTACAGGAGGGTTGATATGAAGACCATGAAGTTTGGCGTAGAAGAGAGAATCGTGCTGTCGACACTACAGTTGCAGAGCTCATTCCAGAACTTGAAGCTCTTGCGGGAATTCCGCGAGGAATTGTCGTTCGACGATCTTGAGAACAAAAGACTCGGTTTCAAGATCACGGGCAATCAGACAACGTGGAACGTCGCTGCTGCAAAGGAAAAAGAGGTCAAGGTTGGCGACACGATTCATAAGCTTGTTTCTGACCATCTCAAGCAGTTGGATCAAAAAGAGCAACTCGGCATGGAGCACGTTTCTCTTTATGAGAATTTCTGCTTGGAAGAAGACCACGGAGAATTGAAAGATGACTCTAAATCTGAACGATGAAGCGGTAAGGGGCGGGACACTGTGTCTGTCCAAGGCCGGCTTGGCCGAGGGAACTAATGATGCCACCATCAAGATCGCGGCCGATAATGGGGCCGGGGTCGACTTCGCGATCAACGGTACTCTTTATCACAAAGCGGATACAGACAATATCGACCCGACAGCATGCACAGAGCAGGCGTTGGGAACCACATGCCTGTATCTGATCACGCTGACTACGGCGGGAGTGGTGGATGCCATCAAGGGGACGGAAGTCGATTCGGACGATCTGGCCAGCGGAAAGACCCCGTGCGAATGGCCTTCGCCGGCAGAAGATACGTGTGTAATCGGCGCCCTCAAGATTGTCGCCGGCACAACGGCGTTCCAGCTTGGCGTAGACGACCTGACAGACGACATCGGGACCGGATCGGTCACATACTACGATCTGTTTTCCGTGCCGGTAGACCCGATTACGTCATAACCTAAAGGGTCTGGCCAGACCCTACTGGAAAGAGAAAGGGTAGCAGTGAGGTGCTTTCCTCTACTGCTGCCCTTTTTTTATTGGGAGACTGATATGCCACCTAAGAAGAAGACAGACGCGACCGATGTCCCAAATGGTCCAGACCTGACATTGGACGAAGTCGGCGAGGGGAAAGGTATCGAGAAGGCAGAAGAGAACGACATCTTAACCGAAGCGTTTATGAATGAGGTTCTTACGGTTGTCGTCCACCAAGACGGGGTACCGGGCTCGTACCCGGTAGTTGTCGTGAACGTGAATGGGAAGAATCAAGCGGTCGTCCGCGGCAGGCCTCAGAGAATAAAGCGCAAATATGTTGAGGCGCTCGCAAGATCCCGGGTTACCAGGTACGAGCAGGAAACCCTGGATCCCACGAGGCCGGAAAACATCCAGATGAAGGATATCACTGCGCTAACGTATCCTTTCACCGTAGAGGACGACCCGAATCCCGACGGGCGCCCTTGGCTGCAAAGCATCCTAAACCAGCCCTGATAGGGGGGCCGAATGAACTACCTTGCGCTATGCAAAAGGCTCCGGCAGGAAGCAGGGCTTTCCGGTACCGGTCCGGCGAGCGTCTTAGAGCAAACCGGAGAAATGCTTCGGGTTGTCGATTGGATAGATGGCGCCTATGAGGACGTTCAAAACCTGCATAATAGCTGGCGATTTCTGCGGACCGATTTCGACTTCTCTACGATAGCAAGCACTTCGGAGTACACCCCTGCGGCAGCCGGGCTTGACGACCATGCCTCATGGATCAAGGAGGATCTCCGCCTATACAGCTCCGTCGCGGACGAAGATTTTCTCGAATACTGTCCGTGGGATGAGTTTAGGACGACGTATCAATTTGGATCTCGTCGGACTCAAGAAGAGCGCCCAAAGGTAGTAACGGTAAAGCCGGATAACTCTCTCAGGTTCTGGCCGATTCCGGATGCTGTCTATACGGTAGACGGCGAGTACTACAAGGCCGCCGAAAGCATGTCGGCAAACGACGACGAGCCCAATTTCCCTGCCCGGTTACACATGATCCTCGTCTGGAAAGGCCTGATGTACTACGGCACATGGGCAGCTGCGGAAGAATCGTATGCCCGGGGGGAGAGGGAATACAACCGCGTCAAGGCCCTCCTTGAATTCTCTGAGCTGGAAGATTGGGGGCATGGGGACCCGCTTGCATGAAATTTCCGAAGCCCAAACCGGAATATGTCCGTTTCAAGGGCGGCCTGGATCTCGAATCACCGGCGCTGTCGGTCCACCCAGGAGCCCTGCTGCGCTGCATGAATTATATGTGCGGTTCGGAGGGCGGATACTCCCGGATAGACGCATACGAGCGGTTTGACGGCCAGACATCCCCTTCGGACGGAACGTACTACTATTGCCCCTGCAGTTTCACAGATGGCGGCCCGAGCGTTGGCGACACGGTGACGGGGGCCGACTCGGGAGAGACCGGCGAAGTCATTACCGTTGGCACCAATTACATCAACGTCACCAAGCTCTCAGGCGACTTCAACGACGATGAAGTCTATACGGTAGGCGGCAACCCAAAGGGCACGTTTACGGCGGCCCAGGTCGAAAAGGGAGAGTCCACGGCCCTGCTTCATGCAACCGCCCTAAACGCTACGGCGGACGTCTACAGGGCGGACATCGCTGCGCCTACGGGCAGCGGCGCTATCCGGGGCCTGGTGATCCTGAACGGGATACTCTATTGCTTCCGAGACAACGCCCTCGGAACGGCGGGCCTGATCTACAAGCAAACATCAAGTGGTTGGGCAGCGGCATCACCGACAAATGAGATCAGCTTCAATACCGGCGTTGGCCTGATTGCAGACGGCGATACGATTACGGGCGCCTTGTCGGGTGCAACCGCAACCGTTGACCGAGTGGTCCTGGAATCGGGAACATGGGGGGTGGATGCTGCCGGCAGGCTGATCATATCCAGCATCGCAGGCGGCCCTTTCCAGAGCGGCGAGAATCTTACCGTAACGGGCGTCGAGGCTACGACCTCAAGCCTTGCGATGGCGATTACCATCTCCCCAGGCGGACGGTATGAGTTTTCGGTATACAACTTCACCGGGTCAACCGCGACCAAGAGGATATACGGCTGTGACGGGGTCAATCGGGGATTTGAGTTTGACGGGACGGTCTATGTGCCGATCGATACCGGGATGACCGCCGACACACCGGAGCATGTGGCGGCATATAAGAACCAGCTCTTTTTCTCCTTCAAGGCATCTTCTCAAAACTCCGGAGTCGGCAAGCCCTATGAATGGACCCCTGTTACCGGGGCATCAGAGATCGCCCTGGGCGATGACATTACCGGGTACCAAACGCAAGCAGAATCCCTGCTCATCTATTCCAGGAACACCATCAATCAACTCTTGGGCAATAACGTAGACGATTTTGCTTTGGACCCCGTAGACGACGACTCTGGGGCTCTCCCATACACGATTCGAAACGTCCTCGGCAGGTCCTACAGTCTGGACGATAGGGGCATCATCGATGTTTCGAGGGTACAGGCATACGGCAATTTCGACCTTGCCACCGTTAGCAGGCGGGTCAGATCGATCGTAAGCAGCATGAAGAGCGTAGCTGTAGAGTCGGTCGTTTATCGGTCCAGGAACCAATACCGTCTTTTCGGCAGTGACGGAACCGGTATTTGCGTAGCTTTCGGCCAGGGCAGAAACGGCCTGGAATTCTATTTCACTCAGTTTGAATACCCGGTCAATGTTTCATGTGCAACATACGGAGAGGACGCGTCCGGCGAGAGTGTGGTCTTTTTCGGCTCAGACGCCGGCATGGTCTATGAGGCAGACAAGGGCAGCAGTTTTGACGGCGAGGACATCGAGGCTTGGCTATGGCTGCCGTTTAATCACTCGAAATCCCCGTCCGTCCTCAAGTCGTATCGAAAAGCAACGATCGAGATGTCGGCAATCGGATACTCGACGTTTAGGGCAACCGCCGAGTTCAGCTATGCGGATTCAGACCGGCAGACACACCTATCCGAAACCATGGAGACCCAGGGATCCGGCGGCTATTGGGATGTCGATAACTGGGATGAATTCTACTGGGATACGAGCGTTGTAGACAGCCCGTCTATTCCTCTGGCCGGCGACGGCTCCAATATCAGCCTTGTGATCTATAGCAAGACCGACCTGGATCTTGGACACAAATTCGACGGGATGCTGATGACCTATATCCTAAGGAGGCTTGTAAGATGAGCACATATACTTCACCGACAGACGTTGTGGCCGGCACCCTGGCTAAGGCGGCAGCTGTCAACAACCTCGACGCCGCGGTCGCGGCTGCGTTTGCCTTGCTGCCAACGGAGGCGAATATCACACGCGGAACGGTGAACTTCGGTACAGACGCTGGTGCTGCGGACGCCTATGTCGTAACACTGCCCCATGTGCCGTCTGGCTATGTTGACGGTCTACTGGTGTCCTTCCTGCCCGCGGCCACCAATACGGGCGCCTCGACCATAAACGTTAACGCTCTGGGTGTGAGGTCGATCAAGCTTCCGAGTGGCGCGGATCCGGCAGCTGGAGACCTTACCATCGGTGTGCCGGTAGAGATGCGCTACAGCACGACTACGGGCTATTTTCATATCCTCAGAAGCGCCACGACCGTTGTAGCTGCCGGCAATGGCCTCGATGTCTCTTTGGCTTCAGGGACCTACACGCTTTCGGTGGACCTCAAAGCCAATGGCGGGCTTGTGATCGAATCGACCGAGCTTGCCGTTGATCTCGGAGCTTCGGCCATAACCGGGACCTTGGCCGTAAGCGATGGCGGTACGGGGGTCGCAACTCTCGCTGCAGGGGGGATTCTGCTCGGAAACGGAACGGGCGCGGTCCAGGTGCTTGCCCCAGGGGCAACGACTGAGATCCTTGTTGGCGGCGGGGCGGCAACGGCGCCGGCATGGGGAAGCGACATCCCCACAGCAGTCACTATCGGAGCTGCCTACATTTACCGCGCTGGTGGCACTGACGTTCCGGTTACAGACGGCGGGACGGGGGCTTCTACTCTGGCGGCAGGCGGAATAGTTCTCGGCAATGGTGCAGGCGCAGTCAACGTATTGGCTCCAGGCGCGACAACGGAGATCCTTGTGGGAGGCGGAGCTGGAACGGATCCGGTATGGACCGCCGCGACGGGCACCGGCGCACCGGTGAGAGCCGTGGGTCCGACGATTACCGGCAGCATGACCGCGAACATCATCAATGCCAGCGCGATCATCGTAACGGCTTTTTCCGCCACAAGCGCACGTGCGGGTACTGCCGCAACCGGGTTGTTATCCTCAACGAACATCATTGCAGGAGACGGGACCGACGCCAACATCAGCATCTATATCCGGCCAAAGGGTACAGGATATGTCGGCATCATGCCGAGCGGGCAGACCGCATTAACCGCCCTCGATGTCCGGACCACGGCAACATGGACCATAATTCAGGCCAGGGCTATCAACGACAGCTCACACGCCGTAGTCCGGGCCACAGGGCTGCAGGCCGATTCATCATCCGTCATTGCATACATCAAGGGAGATCCGACAGGGCTCGTAAAAATCGGATCCGACTCAAACCACGATGTTCAAATTCTGGCTGCCGGCGTTCTCGGTATTGTGGTGCAAGACATTACCGGATCTGTCGGCATCGGGCTTACTCCTACCGCAAACATGGTCGGGCTTTCCGTCGAAGCCGGCGTTTTGACACTGAAAGAAACGACCACCCCAACGGCTGACGCTAACTACGCCAAGCTTTACAGCAAGAACGACAACAAGCTCTATTTCCAGGATGGTGCGGGGAATGAGCACACAGTAGCTTTTGTATAGTCAAGAGGAGCCATTATGGCATTGCTGGATCCAGAGAAGAAACCAACATTGGCCGATGTTGAGCCCTATGACCCGGATGCCCCGGTTGTTCCGGATTCGGGCCTTGATGCTTCATCGTATCAAGTAGGCGGGCTTTTATCCGATGAGCCGGCACCCACCTATGGCGCTCCTGATGCCTATACGCCCTCGGAAGAAGCGACCGTGAAGGGGCAAATGGGCGGCTTGCTCGATTCGGGGAGCAAATACATCCAAACGGCCAGAGAAAGAGGAAGGCGGGAGGCCCAAAGCAGGGGGCTTCTTAATAGCTCTATTGCCGCTGGCACCGCAGAAAAAGCAGCGATCGAGAGCGCCCTTCCTATCGCGTTGCAGGATGCAAGGTCCTTTCAGGAAGCGGGAATGGCCGGATACCTTGGAGAGATCGAGGGGGCAAGAGCGACGCAGACGCATGAATCCGAGACGCAATTGGTCGGAACGAAGGCAGACGCCAGCGCCAAGCTTGCCGCCCAGGAAGGCGCGATAAAATCCGGGCTATCCGCTCAAGACGCACGACAAAGAGCGTATCAAACCCAATATGAAGCGTCGGTAGCCGCCGGATTGTCAAAGCAGGAAGCCGAACAGCAGGCGGCACTTGCAGCGGACAAGGCGGAACGGGACTACACCTATCAGTCTCAGCTGCAGACCGAGGGGGCAGGGCAGGCCCAAACCCTCGAAGGCATACGGCAAGCCGGCGCCGATGTGCGACAGGACAGAGAGATCGCGGCGCAACAGGCCCTTGCGAACCTGGACATATCGTCTTCTGAAAAGAAAACGGCTACCGATCAAATCCGGATGTTGGGCGACTCCTATGCGGAGCAAGTCGAGATGATACAGCGCGATCCGAATGTCTCGGCAGCGGCAAAGCAGACCGTTATTAGGCAATTGACCGATATCTATGAGACCAACATGCAGCTGGTCACCCAAATGTACGGCATCACCCTATCCTGGGGAACCGAAGGCGAAGAAGGGGAGGAGGGTGAGGGTGTGCTGAACCCGGCGCCAATGCCGGCGCCGCCGGGAACAACGACGCCCCCGGTGAATCCAAATCCAATGCCGCCAGGGACTTACCACCCGTAAATGGTACATCAGACACACGACATAAACGCGGTCAACCGCATACTGAACCATCCGAAGGTTTACGACCGTATAAGCGACGATTCATCCCCCAGGCCGTACTATGCGCCGCCTGAAGGCGTTTATATAATGGACGATAGGCGGTCGGGGGTAATCGCCCTGCAGCAGCTAAACGGTATAGCCTGCCAGGTCCACATTGCCGCTCTTCCAAGTATGTGGGGCCGTGCCAGGGCTTTTGTAAAGCAGGCCCTATGTTGGGGATTCATGAACACGCAGTATATCAAAGTGGTTGCCCTGGTCCCGGATTTCAACCTTCCGGCGACAAGGCTATGCCACGATTGCGGGTTCACGATCGAGGGCGTTCTAACAAAGTCTTTTCTGAAGGACTGGAAGATGCACAATCAGACAATTTACGGCATTACAAGCGCTGAATTCTACAGTCAGCGGAGAGGAAGGGCATAATGCCACAGGCAGTAGTAGCAGCAGGGGCAGCAGTCGGAGGGTGGCTGGCGGGCGCAACCGGGTCGGCAGTCGTTAGCGCGATCGGCTCCGCGGTGGTCCAAGGTGCGATCACAGGGGCAATCATCGGCGCCGGCACAGCCGCCATTACAGGGGATGACATCCTACAAGGAGCGCTAAAGGGTGCGGCGATCGGTGGGATTGCTTCAGGAGTATTGAGTGCCGGCAGCATGGCTTTGAGTTGGGCAAGCGGGGGCTCTATCGGCACTTCTGCGACCGCGCAACTGGCAGCAAAGGGTGTCGATGCGGCTACCGGGGCTAAGATTGCAGCGGATACGTCTGCTAAGGCTCCTGGCCTGCTCGAATCGGCAGCGGCGCCGGACGCTGCGGGAACAGCCGCCGATGTGGCGACAAAAGCTCCCGTAGTGACAGAAGAGGCAGCGAAGAAGGGGCTGTTCTCGGGTCTGACCGACTCTCAGGCCAAGGTTGCAGCTGGCGTAGGCGAAGGCTTGTCTATGGGGCTTGCCACCGTTGGCGGGGCAATGATCCAGGGCGACCGGGAAGAACAGGCCGCCGAGGAAGCGGCCAGACGGGAAGAAGCCCGAATCCAGGGCAATCTCCCCGCAGAGTTTGAGAGAAGGATTGTCAACATAACGCTTCCGGAAAAATGGAAGCGATACGAGGAACCTCTAAGTCAAATGGGGCTTATGGCACCCAAGGCGGTGGCGGCATGAACGAACAAGGCCTTTTAAGCGGTGGTCCTCCCGCCGCAGATCCGAAGCTTCAGGAAGCGGCAAAGATGTATCTGGCGAACGGTCTCCGCTTAATTCACAGCGAAGAGATATCTGACGGGATCATCAAAAAGCTACAGACCGTTGATGACCCTATACCACAGATAGCCGATTCTACGCTCGATATCGTCAACCGGATAGAGTCGGGTGCATCAGGCAAGGGCGTATCTCTGCCGCCCGAATACCTGGCTCAAGTAGCCAATGTGTTGATGGGCGAAATCATAAGCATAGCAGAGATTGCCGGCGCTGAGCCATTGAGCGAAGAAGAGCGCTACAAGGCGTTTTCCCTTGCGGTAAGCAAGTACCTGTCCAATGCAGTCAAGACCGGCAGGATATCTCCCGATCAGCTTCAGCAGATGAAACAGCAGGCCATGCAATCGCCACAGGGGCAAGAGATCGTCAACAAGGTGGGCGAGATAAAGGAGGCATAGTCATGGTGGGGCTTCTCGAAGGCGCAATGACAGTGTTGGGGCATGCCGGCGCAGGCGGCTTTAGAGCTATGGGCGAAAATGCCTCTGAACGTATGATCAATGCTGAATGGATGCGGCGACAAGAGAACCTTGCCCGACTTCAGGACCAGTACGCTCAGAAAGCCGAAAGGCGTCAGCTCGAACACAGTAAGCAGCTTGAAACGCACAGGGGCGGCCTTCTAACGGCAGAGAGCGACCGGCAGCACAAGCGCGACATCAAAACCCGAGCGCAAGAGTTTGAGCAGAACCTAAGAAGGTCCCTTGAGACCGCAAAGACGGCCAAACAGATAGAGGACTCCGCGAAGATCCCGCTTCAGAAAACGTTTGAATTCCTCGTAGATGAACTGGGTATGTCCGAGGACGATGCTACCGCCGCAGTGCTCGGGACCTTGAAGCAATCCGGCAGCAAGGCGGATCTGGATAAACGGAAACTGTATGAGACCGTTTTCAGCAACACCATGGAGACTCTTTTGGCAAACGCCATCAATCCTGACGAAGCCCAAATGAAAGAGGCAGAAAGGAAAGCAAGACGGTATGCAGCAGAGATATCCGGATGGGAGCCCGAAGGCAGCAAGGCGGGCGGCTTGCTTGAGGACGATGGGCAAGACGATTTCACCCGAAGACTGGGGGCCTCAAACCAGAGGAATCTAAGGGATCTGTTGTTCCCGAAACCGAAGCCAACGCCAAAAAAGAGCCAACACGCGCCTCTTGAGCCCGTGCCGGTGCTCGACAAGAAGTCTCACTAAGCCATGAGCCTTGAATTTGTAAAAGATCCCAGGTGGGTCACATTGGATCCCGAGACGCAACAGGGAATGCTCGCCCATGCCTTCTATGAGGATGTTGCATCGGACAGGCGATGGGGAGGGCTTACCCCTGAACAGCAGGACGGGATGAGGCAGGTCTTTCTCGAAGAAGCAGACTCCCTCGAGCGAGATAACCCGGCCCTTGATCGTACCCTACTGGGACACGCTAGGGATGTTGGTGTGTCCGCTGCAAAAGGGGTGGTCGGCCTTGGGGAGTCGGTTGTGGGGCTCCTGGACATCCCTACGGGCGGGCGCGTCGGCAAGGCCATGGAAAGCGGGCTCGGCTATGATCCGGAGATCACCCGACAATACCTGGACACCCTCCATACACCGGCTCAACAATACGCCAACCGAAAAGCAGCCGAAGCGCAAGGGTTCCTTGATGTCGCCGCGACAATGATCGAGAACCCGAGCACCATTGCCCATTCGGTTATCGAGTCCTTTCCTCTTATGCTTGGGGGCGCCGCAGCTGCAAGGGGAGCAATAAAGGCGGGCGTCAAAATAGCACCGTGGATTGCAGGCGCCCTGGGAGAGGGTGCCGTAAGCGCCGGCATGGCAGCCGAACAAACGCGTCATCAGACCGAGGACGGCTTACTGACGCTGAAACAATCGGTGATCTCGACGGCTGCCGGGGCAGGAACCGGGGCAATTGCTATGGCAGGCGCCAGGCTGGCAAACAAATTCGGAATTGATGTCGATACGCTTCTCGCCGGCGGGAAGAGCACCGTTACGAAAAATGGTGTTGCCAGGCGAATCGTCGGCGGCGGCATAACGGAAGGTGTTTTCGAGGAGCTCCCCCAGTCTATTCAGGAGGAAATCTGGCAGAACGCCGCTCTTGACATGCCGCTGTTTGAGGGGGTCACAGGCGCGGGCGCGACAGGGATGCTTACCGGTATGGCAATGGGGGCCGGCGCTAACATCCTGGCTAGGGCCCGAGAAGAGGATGCCGGCGGCGAGATCCCTATCGATGACATATCAGAAGCAGACAGCGCAGATGCCGCGATCGAGGCCTTCAAGGACTCGACCAGTTTCCCGGAACTGACCAAGCCTATCGAAATGCCCTACGTTCCCACCAGGCTCATGCCGCTCATTCAGGATTTTCAGAGCCGGATCGGGATGCCCATTCCTGAGTATGACAGGCCGGAAGATACCGTAGCTGAGATAAACCGGATGCAGGCAGAGCAGATTGCCCGCGACTTTAGGGCGCAACCGAGGGTGTTTGAATCTCCGGACCGGGAAGCAAGGAAAGCCCGGCAGGCCTTCGAGATTGATTATCTCCAACATCCTGAGAAATACCGGGAACCGTTACAGGCGGAGACAAGAGGACCGGAGATAGAGGCCGGCAGGGAACGGCTTGGCACAAAAGAATGGCTGGAAGATATGGAACGCCGGCAGGCGGCCCCAGAGCCAGAGCCCCGCAAGCCACTTCCGCCAGGCCTCCTTGAAACCGGTCGATGGGAAGAACAGCCAGACATTGAAGCTGCAGCGAGCGAAGCCGCCACATCCCCCGAAAACGATCTTCCAGAACCCACACAGGCCCAGAAGGAAGCCGGCAACTATAGGAAGGGCCATATAACCCTTCATGGCATGCAAATAGCCATCGAGAACCCGCGGGGATCCGAGAGATCGGGAACGGACAAATCCGGCAAGAAGTGGTCCGTTACTATGGAGAACCATTACGGGTATTTCAACCGAACCGAGGGGAAGGACGGTGACCAGGTCGATGTATTTATCGGCCCGGATATCGGCAGCAGGACCGCCTATATTGTCGATCAGGTGGATCCGGAAACCGGCGAATTCGACGAGCACAAAACCCTACTTGGATTCAGGGATTTGGAGTCAGCAAGAGAAGGCTATCTTTCGAATTATGAAGAGGGCTGGCAGGGGCTTGGTGAGATCACAGAAGTGCCGATCGAGGAATTCAAAGAGTGGGTTGGTGATGGTACGCGAAAGGCTGAGCCGTTCTCTCCTGGTGAAATGGACCCGGAGCTTGCAGATATAGGTCGCAACCCTCAAGGCCGAATCATTTTTGAGAACGAAAAGGGTCGCTTTATAGAGGAAGATGGATATGAGGGCACCGTAAACGAGAAAGGCGAATTTATCCCTTTTACGCCAGAACAACTATATGCCGTCGGCGCCCATCACCTATTGACGCCAGAGGAAATACAGGAGTTTAAGGATGCCGGCACAATACGAGGAGATGCGGGACAAGTTCTACCGGGAGAAGGTGGGCCTCTGGAGGCGGATGCACAAGACATCGAAGGTGCCGAAGGAGGTCCGGGAGAGACTATACAACAACGCCCAGACGAAGGCAGCGAGGATATACAACTCGGAGAACCCGCAGAATCCAGTGAGCCCGCACAGCTGACAGAGAAGGAAAAGGAGACTCCCGAATCCGAGCAGACGCCCAAGCCCGAAGCGCCGAAGGAATCCAAGGCCAAGAGGATCCGGAAACAGCAGAAGGCGCGGAAGTCCCAGGTCCGGACCCTTCGCGGAGCCATCAAGAAGATGGGCGGCATCGATTTCCTGAATTTCAAAGGCGAACTGAGGGATATGGCCGTTGCCGTCAAGTTCCTATCGAAAAAGGGTGGAACTCCCATCGATCTTGCCGAAAGAAGCCTGCGAGAAGAGGGCTGGCTCGGAGAGAAGGAAAGCCTGCTTGACGTGCTGCGTGACAATCCGGAGATACTAAAACGCGGCCCGATAGAGAAGATAGGCGACCTGGAATCCAAGCCCGAAAGAGAGCTGACCGACCGAGAGAAACAGATTCGCAAAGAAATGCAGTGGGAACCCGAAGCCCCTCCTGAAGGCGAATACGTCGCCATGGAAGCCGGGGATCTTCCGGAGGGAAAGACCCTTACCATCATCGAGGGGAATTCAGTCGATGGATGGGATACCTACGAGGTTATAGAGAAGGATCCCTTTGGTATCACCCTTAGGGATGGAACCACGATCGAGCTGAACCCCCTGGATAAGGTTGAAGTGCTCAAGGACGATATCGAGAGACCGGAAGAGGAGGCCCGGATTGACAGGGAGAAAGAGCAGGCTTATGTTGCGGAAAGGGAGGGTTGGCATGAGATCCAAGAGCCGCCACAACAGATCGAGATTCCTTTTACGCAGAGGAAACGTGATATACCTTCCGAAGCCGTACCCGAAAGCGGCCGAATCCGAATGGCTACTACCGGAAGGCTCCGAGCCGCCTCCCGGGTGGTCAGGAACTTGGACGAGGCAGCGTCCCTACTATCCCACATCCGTAAATCCGCACAAGAGATCTTCTACGCAGTCACCGTTGGAAAAGAACACCAAGTCCTAGAGATCCATAAGTACTCAAAAGGCCTCAAAGGCAGCTCCCAGGTCAATGTGGTTGAAGTGGCCGGGCATGTCTTCAACATCCCCGGAGCGGAGAAAGTCTACTTTGCCCACAATCACCCGTCCGGCAGTAAAGACGCCTCAAGAGAAGACATAGAGATGACCGGACAGCTCGAAGGGATTCTGGGATTGAGGAGCATCCCGTCAGAGTCGCTGATAATCGCGGGGAAGGAATACGCAGCTCTCGGGGGAGATATCAGGCCTCTGAAGCCAACGGCAAGGACCATCTCTTTACCGGAAAAAGAGCGGCAAGTGCCTAGAGGGCCTGCAACGGGTATCGGCATAAACAACTCGGACATTGCATCCATGGTAATCCGGGAAAGGTATGGCGGGAAGTCCGGGGTGTTGTATGTCGATTCTCAGAACCGGGAGCTCGGGTTTCTGGAAATGCCTACGGGCCAGCCGGTTCGAGAAGCCGCCGCGGAGATAATCGCGAAAGCCGAAAGCCTGAACGCTTCAGCAGCGGTTTTCTATTCCCAGGAAGACTACGACAAAACGCCTGAAGTCAGGAAGAGCTTCATGAAACGCCTGACGCGTGCCCTCGCCGACAGCCTTATTGCCCACGACATCATGTTTCGGGATCGCTCGCTTCAGGATCGCGGTGAAATGCCGAGGGCTATGAGAAGCCTCGGCTACAAGAAGGGGCAGTACGAAAAGCTCCAAACAGACGAAACGCTGTATTCCACCGTGCCTGGCAAAGACGCCATCACCCTCAAAGATGTCCGGGAGATATTCAAGGGACAGTATGCTGGCCTCTCTAATGATGGTTCCATTTGGGTCAGAACCAAATCCGGACAGGGTCTGAGGATCGAGACCGTCAAGCAGATCGATCCGGACAATGCCTCATTCGAAGTCAACTACGGCAGGATGCAGAAGGGCGGAGAGCTGGTCTCAGGCAAGTATCAGTCCGGAACCATACAGATTCAGAGAGATATCGGCGACAAATGGACCCTAGCGCACGAATCGGCGCACTTCATGGAGGACATGGGCATTATCAGCCCCGCAGAAGCGGCGGTCCTAAAGGCGTATATCCGGGGGCAGGTGAGAGACAACAAGCTGACTTCTCTGAACCCGAAGGATGTTGGCGGCAAAGAGGACCGGGCGCAGTTTATAGCCGATCAGCTGAAGCAGAGATCTAGGGTGTCTTCCCCGATCGAGACAATACTCAATAAGATTTCAGACTTCTTAGACAGGCTTATAAATCTCTTCACCCGGACCACCAGGGGAATCCTACGCGATATCGAGAGTGGCAAGGCTTACGAACGCACCCCCGGCCCCGCAACCGAGGAGGCCAAGCCGCAGTATCAAGTAGCCGGCGTTTCTACAGAGCCGGATGTTCTAACCAGGATCTTTGCCCAAGAGCCTACCCTGAAAGACCGCATATCCGAGTATGTCACTTCCAGCAAGACCAAAGAGGGCCGTGATTACGCAAGAGATAAGACGATCGCCGCGACACTGGACCGCCTGCATTTCATCAAGCAGCGTCTCGGAAACCGTGCTTACAAGGTTCACCGGATGCTGACCGGAATAAAGTCGGCGTCCTTTGCCATGTTCCTTGAGCACGGCAAGCTGAAATGGAAAGAAGATGCCCTGACAGCCGATACCAAGGGGAAAGGGGTCCTGCCGTTCTTCCGATCGATCGGCCCAGACTGGAAGAAGCTCCTCTATTACGTTGTGGCAAAGCGCTCTCAGTTCCTTGCCACTGAAGGAAGGGAGAACCTTATCTCGCCGGCGGATCGGAGAGCGATCCTCGACTATGTGGGCGATAAGTCCAAGTCCGGGAAGAAGTGGTCCGATCTCAACCGTCAGCTGCAGGAGTTCAATCAAAACATCCTGGATATCGCAGAGGCCTCCGGATTGATCGATCCCGAGGGTAGGGCGATATGGCAG